GTTCTACACTATTATAACAATATCTCTATATCTGAAAAGATGTGGGATTTGGGTTATAAGTGGACTCCGCCTGATAAGTCAGATGTTTTTAAGCATCATTATGAGTGGAGTGAGATGACCTTCAACAAGAGATACTTTATGAGAAGTTCCTTTGGTGATATGGTTGGACCTTTAGATAGGGCTACGATAAGAGACATGCCTCTTTGGATTACAAAGAAGCTCCCAGCTAACCTTGCTACCTCCAATAACGTTGAAGACGCATTGGCAGAATATGCAGTGTGGGATTCAGCGAGACCTGAGACGGAGCAAATGATAGATGAGAAGCAGCTTTGTAAAGAAGCGTGTCAAGCCTTGTGTAAGAAAGCGAGTAAAGTTCTAGGAGGATACTTTGAACTTGATAGAGAATGGTATACGAAGAAGTATTCCGTCCCAATTAGGAAGGAGAGAGTTCTAGCTACATGGAAGCGTGAGTTTGTGCGTAAGGTGCTTGCGATTGATGGCGTTGTCGTTCAGAGTAAAGACAAAGGCCATGATCAATTCTGGTCCGATCCTGAGGATCCAGATGGGAAGGATTACAGAGATGTGATACGACCTCAAGCAGGAGAAGGAAGCGATACAGTAGCTCCGAAGACTGGTGCTAGTACTGACACTCTTGCCTCACCGGCAACAGTGTCAACTACAAATGCGCTAAGCTTCGCAGATACTACGGTAGCGGTGGTATCCACGCCTGATATGAGTAAGATGGAGGCTATGACTTTTGATAATGCAGCTAATGCATCGTTAGAGTCACCTTATATCATTGCCCAAGAGTCGTGGACTACTTCTGTGCCGCAGGGTTACTGGAAGACGTATAAGATACCGCCCTTGCTATATAATGTGGCAAAGCTTATAACAAAGTTTGCCTATTATGGGTTGTATGACGCAGATCTTAAGATAGAGATTCGTTCAAATGGATCAGCTTACTTTCAGGGGGAGATGATGGCTGTTTGGCAGCCGTACTTCCTGGGATTAGACTTCTATGGAAATGCGAGAGGTATAGGGGGAGTCCTAACGGAAGCTACTAGTATAGCTGTAGCTTCTCGGTCACCGAACCATAAGATTTCGGCTTGTACGAATGAAGTGGTGAGTTTTGTGATACCAAGTGTGTATCCTGCGTTATTTAGGAACCCAAACTATAATGCAGCGATACCAGGATCTCATGCAGTGATAGAGTTATATGTGACTAACGTCTTAATTGCATCGGCACAGGCAGGAACATCGATTCCTGTGACGATCTGGGCCTCTTTTGTTAATCCTAAATTGCAGGGTATGATTCCTATAACGGTCACAGCGTTTAGTGAATTGTCTGCGAATGTGGATAAGGAGAAGAAGAAAGCGAAGAAGAAAGTAGCTTTTAGAGGCAAGGATGAGATTATTCCTCAGAGTGGGGAAGGATCGATAATGGACATGGCCAAGTTGGGGAAGGCTGTGTTGAATGAGGGTGCTCCAAAGATCTCGAAGAGCATTGGTGGCGTGCTTTCGTCAGTGATATCGGCTGTTGAGACAATTAGTTCGGTTGCCAGTTCGACAGGATTTGACAAACCGACTACTACAGTCGCCGCTACGCGAGTTTACCAGGATGTGAATAGGGACCAACATTATGCGAGTTCCATCGACCCATATCCAAAGTTAAGTTACTTTCCAACCGCGAGGTTGGCAGGTGGCAAGAACAAATGGCGTCAAGATGAGGATGAGATGAAGATAGCGACCGTTATACAGAGAGGAACAAGGTGGGCTCAATTTACGATGACGAGTGCTCAGACTGAGGGGACGATTCTGGCAGTTTATCCTGTGAACCCGTGTTTACAGGATAGATTTACAGCAACGTCCTATCCGTTTCATCCGTCGCCGATGAACCTTCTTGCCTCCAACTATTGCTATTGGAGAGGACCAATGGAGTACTTTGTGCAGATACGCACTTCTCAGTTTGCTTCAGGCCGACTTGGAATTGCATGGATGCCCCTTCAGTATTCCGAAATACCGTCAACCATAACTAACCCTGGTGATGTTAGTGGATGGCAGTTGGATTTTAAAGGTGATAGTTCAATAGAGGTTGCAGTAGAACCATGTACATGGTTCCCTATGCTGAATACCTTTTTGTACAACACTGATTACACTACACTCATGGATGATTTAAGTTTCGTAAATGGGTATCTTGTTTTTTATGTTGCAAATCAACTTTCAAACACTGCCTCCACTGGCAATACAACGGCAGCCATTAATTTGGATGTCGCAGCAGGGCCTGGGATGGTATTCTCTGTGCCACAGTCTGGATGGACTATGCCACAGGGTACGGTAGCGGATGTCATTCGTCCGCAGGGCCAGGATTCAAGAGAGATGTTTAAGAAGACATTTCCGCCTATTTCTGAGAGTAGGGCAGTTAATGTAATGGAATTGACAATGCCTGAAGTTCTAACAGATATGAGAGATCTGTGCCATAGATACACATTTATTGGACCGGAGGCGGCAGCCTCTTATTCGATAGATCCTTGTGCTTTCTTTGGACCATTTGGAGCGTCGTCAGCG